CTTTTTTATTTTTGATTTCTTCATCTGTTATTCCTTATATACTCCAATTTGACCAACCTGTATGAGCATTCTGCCATCCTATTGTCCCTTTAGATTGTAAAGGAGGGCTGGGTTGATGTGGACGATAAGTGCAGTCAGTCAATGTAAGATGATGTCCATATGTACTAAGAAGACCTCGACACTTAATACACCTTACTTGATTCATAAGCTCAAAAGGATTCTTATATGACTGGCTCATCTGTTCCTTTCCCTAAACAATCTCTTTTTCTCAGCTTCAGCATAAAAGATAACCTTATTTATATCCCTCATCTTATCGCTATGGGAAACTTCTCCATATCTGTAGCAGCTACGAAAGATCTCACCTATCTGGGCATTCATATCCTTATATGAGATAAGGTCTTGAAGATCTTTAGCATGTTCAGGTAGTTCATAATACTTAGCTGTTGTACCATCTGATACACTAGGATCATTATCTTCAGGATCTACATATCTATAGTAAGCATCGGGTTTAGATACACCATATGCTCTATCCCATTCTTTTTCAGTAGCATCATTCAACCTCGCTTTCTTTTTCATTAGTCCTCCATTCTTCAGGGATTGTATCAGCGGTATACCATCTAAACTTATTAGAATTAGCCCACTCAGCATGGCTTCTTTTAGTACCATTCTTTCTTTTCTTAGCTAATGGCATAGGTAAGTCAGGGTCAGCAAAAAGAAATACTAACTCAGTATTATCAGGCAGCACCTTTTGAATCCACACATACTTATTATATTCAGCATGATCCCAGAACCTGCCTTTAGCTTCGATCAGGATCTGCTTACCTTCAACTTCTTTTACAAAATCAGGTTCATATTTATGTTCTACAATATATTGAATCTGATCGCCATGATGTTGCCATCCTTTTAAAACTGTTTTGTGTAGTATCCTTTCAAAACCAGAGTCATAGCCTCCCTTAGTTCTTCTAAGTTCAGGAGGTCTGGCCTTTCTTTTACGCTGCACTAACTTCTACCTGTCTGTTCACAATAGTTTTTAACGTCTAAAAGAGAAATGGCTTCCAAGTCTTGTGTCTTAACCATATTCTTTAAGATGGATCTCATTCCCTTAGTAGACATAGCGATAGCATAGTACCCCTTTTTATTAGCAGCATATTCTGTTTTAGCTACAGACTGTTTAGTAACTTTAATGGCTTCTGCGTCTGACAACTGCTCTCTTAACAAAGCCATAGACAACTCTTCTGCTTTTCTGCTTATCTTTTTAGATGCTTTAGAATTCATAGAAGAGGTATCTCATCTACTTTAGGTAAGCTTGCTACCCTGGTTAAATATCTTACGCCATTTGCATATTTAAATGCTCTTAAGCCTCTGCCTCCATTCACATCATTCCAACATTCCTTTTTGTGGGAACAATAAACACAAGTAGAAGCTAGTTTCATATTGCCCTGTTTACCTTCAGGTATAGGCTGGTAACATATCTCAGGAGGAGTCTCATCTTTTAATATTTGAAGTATGTTGTCTATCTTAAGTGATGGATTGGGTTTTGTTAACTCTCCAGGTTCATAGTAAGCAAGCTCACCTGACTCTTTATTAACAGCAAGGAAACCTCCATCAACAGAATCTTCAGCCGCTTCATAAGCAGCTAGTTGCATAAGATACCCAAAGGGATCATTGTCGTGGAGTGTGCCGTCAGCAAACTTCTTAAAGGCAAAGTTGGAAGCAGTCTTTATATCTACTACTTCACCATTAATCTTACAATCAATATGGCCTTTAATACCCTTAAGCTCTACCTCTTTCTGTTCATCAGTAACCTTGTGTCCTGCCATGCGAACAAACATCAGGACTATCTCTTCCATCAAGTGACCATAAAGGAACTTAATAAATGTTGAGGCTGGTATCCTTGCTGCCTGTGCTTGTTTTTTACTATCAAACCATATCTGTCTTAAAGGTTTCCCAAGGTTAGACATCCTGACAGTAAACTTATCCTGGGATTGGGGTGTAGACCAGTGCCTTAATGCATCTTTAATAGCTTCTCCTGTCTTATCTATATCTTCTTCTGACAGGTTAATAGGTCCATCATTAAGTTTATCTAGTTCAGAATAGATAGTTCTAACTATTGAAGTATTCATCAGTGTGTTTCGCTCCAGTTATTTCCTATTTTATACTCTCCATCTAACTTACAACGCAGCCCAAGGGAGATACCAGCTTCCTTAATGGCCTGTACTCCAAGCTGACCTACCTTATCAGCTATCTCTTCTTTGACTTCTATCTGCCACTCATCATGCACATTGGCTACAAAGTGTGTGTCATAGCCTTCAAGTTTCTCATTCAATATGACAAGAGCTTCTTTCATTACAATGGCTCCTGCGCTTTGAAGCAGTGTATTCAAGGCACTGTGTTCACTTCTTATAGTAAGGTGTCTTTTATCTAATCCTGAGAGGCAGTTATTTTTCTGAACAACTCTTGATACTCTGTTTCTAAGCCTCGTAAATGATGGTAGATTATCGAAGAAAGATTTTCTAAGTCTCGCGCCCGTAGCTTCGCTTCCTCCAGCCACTGCCCCAAGCTTTCCATCTCCTGCTCCGTATAAGAGCGCATAGATGAATGTTTTTGCCTGATCTCTTGATTCCAACCCTGCAAGTTTTTGATTGCGGCTGTGGATGTCTCCTGACTCGATTTCATTTCTATAGTCCTCATCATTCATATAGTGGGCTAACATGCGTAACTCAAGTCCACTAGCGTCTATACCTACCAACTTATAACCTGGGGGTACTTGCCAACAAGCCCTGAACTCCTGTCCATAAGGTACATGTACACTAGGAACCTGTGCCATATTAGGTTTCCTGTGTGTCATGCGTCCTGTCACAGTTCCATTGTGTATAACATGACTATGTACCCTGAATGAACTAGGGTTAGCTTCTTCAATCCATGAGTTAAGCTGTGTGATACGTTTCTCTAGTAGAAAGTAGCGTTTTATATAAGCAGCTTCTGGAATATCAGTAACAGTCTCAAGAACTTTTTCATTCAGGATAATATTACCTTTCTCAGTAAACTTTGTAGGCTTCCAACCAGCTTCTGTAAGATATTCAATAAGCTGTAACCTTGAAGAAACATTCAGTTCTTTAACCATTGTTCTGATAATGTAATCTGGTTTTGGAAGCTGTTCACCTGCTGCCCTTAGACTATACAGCTCTGTCATTTCCAGAAGTTCCTCATCAGACAACCTTGTACCAACTCCATCTGCTGTCACTGCATTTCTAGCTACACTACCGTCCTTTTTATATTTAGGGTACAGCTTGGTTTCAATAGTCTTAGGCTTAAAGACTTCCTTGATTTTCTTTTCAGTTTCAAGGATGTCTCCTTCTAAAAAGGTTTTAATCTTTGAAGCCTTATCCATATCTAATAAGAACCCATGTCTTTCCTGCGCTCCTAGTATCTCAGCTACACTGTGTTCAAGGTCAATAGACTTAAGACTAAACCTCTTTACTCTATTTTCTTTCTGCAACTCCTTAAATACTTTAGTGTTTAGTTCAACATCCCTGATGCAATAGTTAAGCATCTGTGCTGAGTAAGCACTGTAGTCATCGAAGTCAATCTTAGGGTAGGACAGGACACTGCCCCAATCCCCAAGCCTATGCCCTGTTTTCCTGTCAGGACTAAACAACCTGGAAAGCACTAAGGTATCCCTTATCTTTATCCCTTTAGCAAAACCTGGCAAATCAAGTACCTTTCTTATACAAGGTATATCAAAGGTCAGTATGTTGTGGCCTATTAGCATGTCGGCTGTACTTAAATACTCTGCCGCTTCATAGATTTCATTAGGACCAAAGGACTTAATTTCTCCTGTATCAACATCCTGTGCTACAACACACCAGATTCTTGTGTACTGGAGTCCATCTGTTTCAACATCAAACACTAGCTGTTTCATAAAAAGACCTCCTCTTCGTTAGCTAGTTCCATGTCACTGTCATCACATTCTTCAAGCCTACCTGTCACAGTGTCATATTGAATGTGTCCTGCATCACCTACCTCACCAGTGTATCTGTTCTTTAATACCCTGAGTCTGGTTGTCCTTGCTTCCATTTCATCTTCAGCTTGCTGATTTCTTTCTAAAGCAATAACTGAATCTGCAATTTGAGCTATGACATGTGAGCCTCTAAGGTGAGAAAGGTTAACTTCTGCTCCATTCTCATGTCCCTTATTACCATCCAGCCTCCTTAGATGAGATACAGTGATGATAGATATGTTAAGTTCTTCACAAAGATCCCTGAATTTGTGCATGATCTTATTGATCTCTGCAGTTTCATTCTCTCCACCTGCAG